ATGTTCGAACAACGCGTAAATTCTGACGTACTGACCGTTTCTACCGTTAACTCTCAGGACCAGGTAACTCAAAAGCCCCTGCGTGACTCGGTTAAACAGGCACTGAAGAACTATTTTGCTCAATTGAATGGTCAGGATGTTAACGATCTCTATGAGCTGGTACTGGCTGAAGTAGAACAGCCCCTGTTGGACATGGTGATGCAATACACCCGCGGTAACCAGACCCGTGCTGCCCTGATGATGGGCATCAACCGTGGTACGCTGCGTAAAAAACTGAAAAAATACGGCATGAACTGATACATTTCAGCTATGTTATTGAATAAAAAGGCGCTACTCGGCATGGGGATGCGCCTTTTTTATTATTGTTTATACAGATGTTTATACAGCTTTGGCTGAACAAACAAAAAAGCACCAGAACAATTCTGATGCTTTATGCCTTTAGTAACCAAAGTGTTTAGTACTCAGGAAGGTTTTCTAAGTTATCCTTGGATGTACCATTAGGTCTAGTAGTAATGTAATCAGTACCGTTGACACGGTCCTTAACCACTTTTTGACCTTTCTTCCACTTACCGTCATCACCTTTGAAAATGGTGTAAAAGGTATAGCCGCTATCGATTTTATTCACTACCCACTGCCGTGTTTCTGATGTCCCTTCTCCAACAGTATCGCCATTATCGACATGCACATACACATGGGTAATGTGAGTGTGTTTATCGTTATATCGGACTTTAGAAATAAGGTAATCAGCCCATTTATCAGTCATATTTCACCAGAAGTTTGAACAGGAAAAGCCCTGCAATACATTTATAAGCAACAAAACAGACTCTTCCTATTCCATGACAGCAATGTAGTGATCTAGAGCAATTTTATATTCCTGATAACCTCAAGATAATTCTGCCTTTACGCTTTATGCTCAAATCCCATTAAATAAAGCCAGTCGCTCTTTGTGACTGTCGCTCATATCGAAAGCAAAATCTTCGTGTTCTGCCTGGAATGTGCCGAACGCCATGAGTGCAGAAACCGCCGGGTCTATCTTGTTGGAGGATTTCTTTTTGTTGGGTTTGATATTGGCGTTGGCGTCGGACTCCATCACCACGTTACCAATCGCCCAAGCCAGAACCGGATCGCCACGATGGCGCACCACCTTGCGGTTAACAAAAACCTCAAAAGATTTCGCTACCGGACTGAATTTCAGATAGGTTTGCGGGAACGGCTCCACATCGAGGCCAGCCCCCTGTAACTGGGTGCGCAAGTGTGTGGCGTTCCACGTATCGAAGCCCACCAGCCTGATATTGAAGGTTTCAGCGTCGCGCAGAATATCGTCACGGATGCGGTCATAGTCGATACAGTCGCCGGGTGTAGTGCGTATCCAGCCCGCTTTCACCCACTGGCGGTAGATGGCGCGGTTTTTGTTGGCGACGTTAAGCAGTTGCGCTTCTGGCAGATAATGACGGGTCAGCAAGCGGATCTCCCTGTCGAACGGGAAAGCGTAGCTCACGCTGGTAATGTCGCTGGTAGAGGACAGGTCAAACCCGGCGTAGCACTCCATTCCGGCCAGATCGTCTTCGGTATAGTCGAGCGCACAGGCATCCCATGCGCCGGCACCCATCCACGGCGTGGAGCCCTGGCACCAGATATTGAAACGCTTGGTCAGCATTTCCACCCATTGCGACGGTATGCCCCGCGCTTTCTGGATGGTGGACGCCAGTTTCGCCGCATCAACGGACACATGCAGGTTGGGGTTAGCCTTGATCCACATTTCCGGATGATCAACCTCGCTTTCGTCGTCCAGCTCGTAGATCAGGACAAACAGCGAATCGTTGCTCTCTTCCCCGGCTAGAATCTGGCAGCAGTAGTCATAATGCTGTTTACAGGCAGAGACAACGTTACTCCCGGCGGTCGTGATGGCGAACAAAATCGCCTCAGGACGTGCGCCCATACCCAGCTCAAGCGCGGAATAAACGCCGTTATCCGGGTGAAGGTGATATTCATCGACAATCGCCAGGCTGGGGTTAGTCCCTTCAATGGTGGCCGCTTTCGCCGCCAGCGGCTTTAACAGGCTGTTGCTCTTCGGGAAAATGACCTTATGCGCCTGAATATTGACGCGCTTTTTCAGCGGTTTTGACAGCAAGCACATCTGGCGGGCATCGTCGAATACGATTCGGGCCTGATCCCGGCTAACCGCCGCCGTGTAGATATCCTGCTGGCCCTTCTCCATCACCAGAAACCAGTTAGCCAGCATGGCGGCTACGGTGGATTTGGCATTCTTGCGCGGCACCTCAATAAAGGCGCTGCTGTACTTGCGGCGGCCTGACTCCCTGACCTTAAAGCCCAGGAGGTTAGCAAAGGCGAACTGCTGCCAAGGCTCCAGCTCGATAGGCTGGCCCCGCAGCGGGCCTTTGACGTGTGGACAGAGCCGGGAGAACGCGATAAACCGCTCTACGGTCGCCGTATCGAACTCATAACGGGGATCATTCAGGTCTGAAAAGTACCTTTCCACGGCCTGTTTTACGCGCTTACAGGCCGGAATTTCGCCCGTTTTTATCGCATTTGCGTACTCATTCCAGACGGTCAAGCTCGTCCTCCTCTTCCGTTTCCACCGGGTTACGGCGACGGCTTACCGGATCAAAGCCCAGCAGCGACGACATTTTAATCATGATTTTTTCAGCATCGGCCTTTGCACTCAGTGCCGGATTTCGGCTCTCTCCACCCTGGCTGTTAACAATGCTAAACCCACGGCTGGCAAGGTCTTCCACTGCTTTGCGGTACATCGAATAGTTGACGCAAAAAAGCTCAAGGTTGTTCCAGTCGGCGGGTGTCAGATCGCCACGCTCGGCCAGTTGCTTCGCTTTCGCTTTCCACTGCTGCGCGGCTAACTCATCAAGGTAAGCTGGCGGTTTTGGTGGTCTTGCCATAAAAATTTCTCGTTTCCATCGCGTTTTATTTTCAAAAAAATCACCGTGCGTAAAAATTTGAGGGGGCGGGCGGTGCCTTGCAGCAGGGGGTTTGTCTTTAAAACCTCCCCCACCCCGCTCACGCGGCCTGTCAGCGGTTGCGGAAGCATTCCCGAAGCTCCCGGTCACGCTCACTTGCACGCTGTACAGGCTGGCGCTCAGTGCTTCTGGCTCTGCCCTTCATGAAGCCATCACGGCAGCGCATAAGAGATCGGTACAGGTTCACCACGTCTTTCTCATTCATCGCGGGCCTCATACATCCAGTCATTGCGCTGTGCTGCACGCTCCTCCTGCTCACGGTACAGCCCTGCTTTGCGCTTCGCTTTGGTGGTTGGGTCTTGCTGTGTGGTCTTCTGGTTATGATGCGCCTGGCATAACGGCTGGTGATTCCACTCAGGCCAGAACAGAACATCATCACCGCCGTTGATAGGGATGATGTGATCGACAATCTTTGCAGGCACGTAGAGGCCCAGTTTCTGACACTCAACGCACAGCGGATAGCGCTTAAGGTACTGAGCGCGGTACTTCTCCCATGAGGCTGAGTAACCACGCGCGCGGCGGTGGCCGCGTCTGGCATCCTCTGCCCGCCACGCTTCCCGCTTATGCTCGTCACACTTGCCAGACTTCACCCGTTTATTGCATCCCGGCTCTGTGCACCGGCGTAGTGGTTGCCACGGCATCAGTACACCCCCACATCTCGGTAGACAGACCACAACGCAGAGACAGCCATCGGTATCTCTTTGGCGTCGGTGTCACCAATCATCGTGCGGTACTCGTACAACTGAGAAACGTACATCAGACAGCCAATCTTGATAGCCGGGGTGAACTCCAGACCGTTATCAAACCGCTTACCGATATGCTTCTGGCAGACCTCCAGCGCAGCTTCGATGTACGCCTGTATCAGCGTGTCTTCATAATCATCGTCAATACGGCAATGCAGCTTTGCTTCTTCCAGAGTGATTTCTGCTGTCATTTTTCCGTTCCTGTCTTGCAGAGAATTTCCAGCCGGGTACCTTCCGAATCAGGAATAGGAGGCCCGATAATATTGAGAGTGCTGCCAGCAAACGGGCCAGTAAGCACTTTCAGACGGTTGGCTGCGGTAATATCACGGCGGAAACGCACCCAAACGCGGATCGTCGCTTCGGCAACCTCGGCACCAGCCGCTACCAGTTCACGACCGCTGATCCCCTTAACCTCAGCCCAGATAGTTTCCCCGTCTTCCCTGGTCTGAATAACCTGACCAGATGGATCTCTGTGAGTAGTGAATACCCGGATAGTTACCCGGTTTCTCAGTCCCCCGGCTCTCATGCGTCACCTTCCTTGCCGTCTTTGCTGATCTTCACTTCCTGCTTCCATGCCTGGCTGAATTCGTCACCACCTTCACGCGGCGGCATCCCCTCACGCTCACGGGCTTCGTTCGGGTTCATGATCCCGTTCTTAATGCCTCGCTCATAAGTGGCGTAACGTTCGGTTGGAGTGGCACGGAGAAGGTCAGCAGAGTCAAACTCCACCTGATAGCGGGTCCCCGGAACCGGAGAGGCCACCAGCAGCGCAGATTTGATTTGTTGCTCGAAGTTCGCCAGCCACGGGCGCATGGTCATGGTGAGAAAGGCGCGGCTCGCTTCGCTGAAATTGCTGTAGGTGCTGTTGCTGTATTCCTGCAGGAAGATAGGCGACACGTTGAACATGCGGGCAATGTCTTCAATGGTGAAGCGACGGGAGGCCAGCCATTCGGCATCCTTGTTGTTCATGCCCAGTTCTTTGTAATCCATCCCACCTTCGAGGATCGGCACTTTCCCTGCATTTTTAGCTCCTTTATAACGATCCAGAGCATCCATAGCCTGTTTGCCCTTCACGCTGTCGAGCCATTCAGAAGTAGTAACCACTCCCGACGCCATCATCCCATCTTTCATAACGCTGGCACCGTGGCGCTGTTGTGCCAGACCTAAACCCAGCGCCTCACGGCAGATGGAGATCGGAGAACGCCCCAGAAAACCATCATCGGTGGAGTAACGCAGGTGCAGAATCTCTTCCTGCAGGTAAGTACGCACAGCTCCGGTAAACGGCTCAGTAACGGTGTATTTGTACTTATGCTGGCCGATACGCTCAGGAACAACCGCCCCCGGCGCATACGGGTGCAGGGATTGCGGCTGGCCGTCGCGGCCCCACTGAATCACCGCATAGGCGTTACCATTCAGCAGACAATGCCGCATCATCGTGCGTTTAAACTGATAAGGCGTCTGGCAGTCGTTCGGCTGCTCGTTCAGCAGAAAATCCACCGGATGATTGCTCAGCCATTCCCGCGCCTCACGCCCGTTATCGTTGCGCACGCGGTAGAGGTAGCAGGGCATTGTTGCCACCGCCTCACTGATAACTGATACGGCGTTCATGACCGCCGGCAGAGATTCCGCAGTACCCGCAGACACATATTCGCCTGATCCGGTATTTGGAATCCCTGCCATCGCCAGAAACTCATCAATGGTCATACTGCGCTGTTCGGAGGGTTCAGACTTGCGGCCAAACGGCCAGATATTCCACATATCAGAGCCCCGCTAATTCAGCCCAGCGGCGACGGTTATCGCCAGCGCGACGCAGTTCAGGATGTTGGGAGAAAAGCGAACGGTGAGCGATTTCCACGCCAGACTCAGGGTAAGCGGGCATAGAGGTAACGGTAATCTCCCGCAGTTCGGCAGCGGTAACAGTGCGCAGGTATGGGGACTGGCCGATATCCCACGCTTCTTTCAGCGCCCGGAAACCAAAGCTCATGCCGGAGATATCCCCGCGTTCCACCAGCTCCAGCACATCGTTGCCAAGCTGGGTATTCGGCGGGGTCAGCTCGAAGCGCAGCCCGGTATCGTCTTCGGACAGCACCAGCGTGCCGGATTTAGTGCGGCCCAGCAGCTGGGTATAGTTATGCTCGTACAGCGCACGCACATCGCTACCGGATGCCAGGCTGTCTTTAAACGCTCCCGGCGCAAACTGCTCGCGGAACTCGTCCCAGATAATTTCTGAGAGACTGTTCCAGCGCACGGCATAGCCCACCAGCTTTTTGTTGCTGGCGCTCACTTCGGAGGTACGGATTTCAAAATCGATTGTTTTCATTACTGGACTCCACAGAGGGCAAAAAGGGGCCGTAGCCCCTTAAACGTCAAATCAGGAACCGGAGCCGGAAAGCTCAAGCACCTTGATGGCGTTGGAGTCCACCACACCGCCGCCCAGGTATTTATCGGTATGCACCTTGTAGAAACCCGGTTCGGTGATGTTGTCAGGACGGGTACGCACGCCAGTGGTGTGATCAACGATGAAGTAGCCGCGCTTGAAGTCGCCCACAGCGAGGAACGCTTTACCTGCCTCCGCATCCGGCATGGTTTCCAGATACTGAACAGGACGGCCCAGCAGCGTATCGGGAGAACCGGCAACCAGACGATCGCGCCAGATGTAATCCCCGTTGCCATTTTTCAGCTTTTGCAGTTTGGCCGCAGTGTTGGAGTTCATCACCCATACGGCGTTTTTGCGGTATTTGGCTTTCAGCTTATACAGCAGGTCGATCAGGCCATCAGAGGAAACGTCAGCGGCTTCCATCTTCTCCAGCGTACCGAACGGACGGGTTTTGTCGGCAGTGTCCGCGCGAGGGTAAGACAGGAAACCTTTGGATTTTTTATCACCGTCGCCGTTCACAAAGTCGCTTTCTTCGGTCGCGGTGAAGGTGTCGGCAATTTCAGAAGACAGCCAGCCCAGAATATCCACCTCGGAGAAGTCGAGGATCTCCTGAGTGGTTTTCGGGTAGGCGTAGATCGGGTTGAGTTTGATATCAACGCGCTCCATCTTCGGCGTACTGGTTTCGGTACGTGCCTCACCTTCGGTACCACGATTAACAGTAGTGCCGCCCACAGATACCAGCTTCTGGTATTCGTTGGTTTTGGTGGTCTTCACCGTTGCGATGGAGCGCATCACGCTATCATCCTGCAACTGGCGCATAATCTCTTTGTCCAGCTCAGGGATAACGGTATAGCCGCCGTCAGCCTGCACCAGCGTGGAGAGAGAACGGGTATCACCTGTCATGATGTAGTGGCGCAGCTCGTCGTTGCTTACTGGCTCACCTTCAACGGAAGTACCAGGCAGATTGCGCTGATCGTCGGCGACGGCTTCAAGACGGGTGATTTCAACTTCAAGCGCATCAGCCTGAGCTCGGAGTTCGTCAAACTGCTTGCCTTCTTCATCGTTCAGGCTGCGCTTTTCGGTGTCGGCTTTATCCAGCATGGAACGCATCTGGGTTTTGAGTGCGGCTTTCTGCTGGCGTAATTCGAGTAGTTTTTTCATGAGTGGTTTCCGTAACAATTAACGTTAAGACGTGAAACCAGCGCGGAGAGGGGTGAGGCCGTTTAACCTTTTTCTGCATCTCGCAGGCTACTTCTCGCAGCTTAATTAAACGGCCAGTGGCGGCTCACGTCTGAGTGCCACTCTTCAAGATATATATGAAAAATATAAAGAAAACCCCCGTCAGAGACAGGGGGAATCACGGGTAAACATGAGTACGAATAATTTACAAAATTTATTTATTCAGCAAATCCCGCATGTTCTTTTCCGGCATATCCTTACGCATTTTCTCCAGATGCGCTATGAGGAGATCCAGCTGTTCGCCATCAGCAGCCAGAGCCATTCCCGTGAACGAATCCACAATGAAGCCGTGAGAATCAATCATCACCACCGCATCTTTATCAAGCGCAGCAGCGTACTCCTTTACTCCCATATCCTGTACGGCATTTTCAATGCCATGCACCTTGCGATGTTCCAGAACATCCTTATAAGTAAACATTTTCTTTGCTCCTATCAGTTAGAAATCATCTTCATGTTGCTGGCCGTCGCATGCTGAATTTAAAAATTCCTGTCACGAAAAGTGCCATTGCCATTAGGGGTTAACCACTCGTGAAATACATACATCACATCCCCGCCAATCTCGGATGATGCCTTCCCCGTCATTCCGCAAGGAAGCACAGGAACCAATACTCCATCAGACAACAACCCCGTTCCGGCGCACTCCCGCCAAGCCATCACCGGATGATAAACATTCTCACCTGCACTATTCTGTTCACGCAAATACCAGCCAGGCGATGCGGGTACATATCCACCCAGACTGGCATTGAATTTATCGGTCAACTTCTCACTCATTACTTTCATCCTTCTGATTGTATATATGCAAAAAACGAAAAATCTTTGGGATAACGGGATAAGTTGTATATTTTTCAATTAAATCAATCAACTGCATAACCCAAATGCTAACCAAACTTATCCCAGGCCCGTTTTTTTTGGGATAAGTTGTACAATTCATTAACAATTGCCTGGGATAACTTGGGTTAAGTTGGGATAAGAATGTATATATTAATATAATGATTTATATATGTTTTTTATTACTTATCCCGTTATCCCGCTTAACCCAGCGATTTTAACTCATCACGGAAAAATCAGTCTTCGCCATCAATAAGAACGATAAAGCGCTGCTGGCTGCCATTAACAGAAATGGTCTTTCCGTCGATTCTTCCGGGCTCCCGCCTTACCAGCATTCCTACCTCTTCTAGTGCTTCAGCACCGAGTTTCTTCTGAATCCCGCACAGGATTTCACTCTCAAATACCGAAGGGATGATGTGATACTCATTACATCCGTCTTCACGTCTGCCACTGACAAGATACCCCGCCAGATTGGTGATGCGGGAAGCGCTCAGGTTATCCATGTCGCCATTGCGCTTACCGAACGTGTAAGGTTGGAAACGGTTGAGCGCATAGCGCTGGATAAAGTCTCTGGCACGGCTGACAACCTGATATTTCTCCCTGTTCCCGGTGCCGTAGTTATCAAGCCACTCATCAAAGCTGCTTTTGATATGCGCTCTGGTTTCTTCCAGGCTCCATCCGGTAAGGGGCATGGAAAGTTCTGCTGCTGCATCGAGCAGGGCAAAGCGAATTGCCACGCGCTTTGCCTGTGGGGATAAATCCTCTGGCAGGTTTGACAGCCAGGCGTTTTCCCGTTCGCTGACCTTCTGGCAGGCTGATTCACGGTCTGCGGCCAGCATTGCAATCCACTCCCGGCCCACTGCGCCACAGTATTTCGATGAAGCCCGCTTGATGGCGCGGGAATGCTGATCGCCATCGTCCAGATCATGAAACTCTGTCGTGTCTGAGAATGGCACACTCACCAGGCGCACCAGTTGCCCGGCCTTGGGCGTCAGTCCGTTTCTCAGCAGGTAGGTTTCAAAATCTTCTTCGCCCGTAGACAGCGCCACAATCGCCCAGCGGAGCACGGCGCGGTTCCCTCCGTCTTTGTGACCCTGAATGCGCCCGGTGCCGTTAAACAGGCTATAGGCGCTGCCTGCCACGTCTTTGGCGTTATTACCCTGCCCGATCTCATCAATCGGCATAAATCCATCGTTGCGTGAAGCCGCCTCAATGGTAAGCCCGTACTTTGTCGCATCCCATGTCAGTTTAAGCTCATCGGGCACGCCGTAGATGCTGGATGCAGCCTCGACAGTGGTTGTCTTACCCGCCGATGACTGAGCGAACAGATGAATACCGAAACAGCTACCACCTGCCAGAGAATTCAGCGGTGCGGCAAAAGCCACCAGCGCCCCAAGCACCATTGATTTGTTGCCACGCATCAGTGAGGCCACATTACTGCGCCATTCTGCCGCCGTTCCGCGAACAACATAGCCGGTTACAGCAGACGTGCCGCCACAGAAAGCCACAGGCCGCTCAGGTTTGCCGATAATATGCCCGTCTGGCATAACGTAAGCCCCCTCATGCCAGCCAGCAGTATGCGTAATCGTCCACTGTTCGCGGTCGCCATGTAATTGCAGATGGTTAGTCAGCAAATCCAAATGAGCCCTTCTCGCAGTGATATTTACCCCTCTTGAGCGCAGACGACCCCAACCCTGTGGTGAACCCAACTCACGGCGGGGCATAGCTTCGTAAAGCAGAGTGCCGGTGCCCTCTTGTTTCATGCGGATCACGATGTAACCGTCTTTGCCATCGCTACCAATGCCAACGGTTTCCATTTCATCAGATACCCACGTTTCCCGTTCATCAACCGCGCCAGTGTCCTGATTTTGCTTTTTTTCGATGTAATACAATCCGCCTTTGCGTTTATCGAAGTACGGTTTGAGGTCTTCGCCGCCGTCACTGGCAGTCTGTTTCCCGCCCTCGATGGCTTTAAGCTGAACAGGCATATTTCCCCCTGGCTGATAAAGTGAATCATCAAATGCTGCTGCCGCTGCTTCCGGCCCGTGTTGCTGGTGAAAATCATTCCAGTCGGCCTTTCCCTCGGTCTGAGGTAAAGCCACCCAGCCAGAGACAGCTTTAGCGGCATTTTCTGCGGCTGATTTTCCCGTGTTTGGTTCGCCGGGCTTAATATCGTTATCTGCGGCGATGATGATCTGCGCACCCGGGTAACGCTGTCGCATCACCTGCGCAACTGGCAGCAGGTTCCCGGCGTCAATTGCTGCGATAATTGTCGCATCAGGGCGGAACTGCTGAACTGAAAGCGCCGTTGCCAGTCCTTCGGCGATAATCACCGTCTCCGGCGTTTCACCTGTATTAACCACGCAAAAAGAGCCTTTCTTCACCGTTCCGGCCACCAGCCGCTTACTGCCATCTGGCTTAATCACCTGTGCGCCTGTCGTCGCGTCAGCACCGTTTTTCAGCACCAGCAGCAGCGACCCATCGGACAGCATCGGGAAGGGGCATTGAAGCCCCTTTGATGCAAGGTAAGCAGACTGCCCCGGAGAGGCTTTAGCAGCCAACGCCGCAACTTTCCCGGCGATATCCGTCTGAGGCTTCTCTCTGGCTGGCTTCGGTTCCGGTGTCCGGGCATCAACACCCAGCACAGAGGATACTTTCTGCGCCGCAGCGGTTATGGTAATGCCCTGAGATCTGGCAATGAGATCCAGACCGTCGCCGTGATTTGGCTCGTCACACTGGCGACAATGCCACTCGCCGCCGCCGTGGTCGTCAATGTAGTGAAATCGGTCAGATCCACCACAGATGGCGCATGGGCCGTGACGGCCTTTCGGCGGAACCGTCACCCCGCACTGAGGAAGTAGGCTTTCCCAGCTTCCGGCAGCTTGGCGCTTAACTTCACGGATAATCTCAATTGCGCGGCTCATTGCTGTTCCTCCCTAATGCCATTGCGAGGAAAGACGGCATAGCAACCGTAAATGTCGATAATCTCGTTTCCGCGGCTGAGCCAGTGAGATATTTCTCCCGAATCGGGATGGAACACAGCCACAGACTCGGGGGCAAACTTCAGGGCAAAGGTGATGTGACTCTGCCCTTCTGCAGTCAGTTCACAAAACAGCGGCAATTTGAACTCCCCGCGCTTCCCGTGCCGCGCATCGCTTACAAAGTCATTTTGCACTGGAAGCCTCCCGCGCTTTCTGTAGACGATCTTTTGACTCATGCACCAGGCTGAAAATGGCAGCCACACAGTTGGATTCGTGTTCATCACCTTCGCCGAGGGAGTCCATCCAGATTTCCAGCATAGCCAGAGCCTGATTGCTGTATGCCAGTGCGTCTTCGGCGTGCATCAGTACTTCAAAAGGCACCTGTCTCATTTCGCATCTCCCATACCTAGCTCGGCGATTAATGCCCGGTGGATTTCCTGATTAAGGTCACATGCCAGAGAGATATGATTCAGCAGGGTTTCAGAACACTCAGCACTGGCTTTTTCCAAAATGGTTTCGAAGAGTGAAGCGGCCAGCGCTGATTTATATTCGGCCTGCTCCAGACAGATTGGCTCACGCATGGTGCCCCTCCCGAACTGGCAGACGACCAGCGAATACCATCACGCATCCATCCGGTGATTGCTCACGGGCTTCGCGCTCAGTGGTAGCGGTGATGTGAATGACGTTGCGACCGATGGCGCTCAGTGCAAGAAAACGCCAGATGTAGGACTTCCGCCCTTGCGGGTGTGTGATATGATCTTTCATAGCTTCCTCGATACGTAACTTATCGGTGGAGGTCAGACGCCCTGGCACTGTTCCCGCAGTCCGGGGCGTTGTCTTTTGCATGTTCGTCGTGATAACGTACGTACATAACAAAATCCATGCTATAAGGTTACGTACGTACATGTCAACTATCAAACGAGATAAAACACCAAAAGGAGAAGGGCTGTCGCCTACTTTCCAGATCCGAATCACTCCAGAATTACGGCAGCAGCTTAATGATGCCGCAGAACGTGAGGGCGTTAGTCTCGGTAATTGGTTGAAAGAACTGGCCCGCGCGGAATTGCGCCGACAGGGCATCGAGCCAAAGGGCTGAGCAGGGTTACTCTCCGTAATGCTGTGAACTGCCGGGTTCTCGGTAGTTTGTCGGTAGACCACCAGCCAAAGGGTAGGATTTGAAATCCCACCCTTTCTCTTTTCCTGAACAGGGCTAATTTCGTTAGCGCTGTGAGGCACTGCCGAAATCAGAGCCTCCCCTCTTAAAGAGGGTTTGTTATCCGACTCGCTCAGAGACAGCTGGTTAACCTCGTAACTTTGAGTTACTACCCTCTCGTAATCCAAATCTGGATTACGGTACAAAACTGTACGTTGTTGATTTCCCTCGTAGAGCAAAAATGCGCTGCCATTGCAGCTCTCTACGTTATTCGTTGGAACCTCAACTGCACGTTGTTGATTTTCCTTGATACATCCTTTAAAGATGATTGCCGAACCTAAGCAGTGTTGATGTTCAGGCGAACCCGAATACTGTTCGTGTTCGTTGCTCGCCAATTCTCGCGTTTCGCGATAATTAAGATGATTCAATGGGTTGCGATGTCCGTACGTTAAACGTTCGCGGTTAATTTGCGCGTGCGAATTTCGTCGGCTCAAATTCTGCGCAACCATTATTGAGGTATGCAAAATCACTCAGCACCTCCAACACGCTTAGCCAGCCAGCGCTGCGACAGACGAATCAGTTCGGATTTGCGCCTGTAATAATCCATACCCATTTCAATAAGCGTAATATTGGTGCTTTCCAGATAAGCAAGGTGTTCAAGCTGATCTGCATTCATGCTGTCGCGTGGCTCGCCCTGAACGCCGTTAACTTGCGCCCATTGCCTGGCTGTCAGGCCACCCAGTACCATTTTGGCAATCATGTTACTTTCGGTGCTGTAGTGATGGCCTTGCGTCTCTTTGCCTTGCTCTGCACGAGCTGATTCAAGAGCTGCACACATCGGCTTGTACAAATTCGCGGCGGTAATACGTGCGCGCAATTGTTGGCGCAGTCTTGCCGCAATTTCTGGGGCCGATCGAATTAATTCCTCTTCGCAGCGGATGAAGTAACGACGAACAGCCCGGCCCTGTTCATTTCGTTCAACCATCGCCAGCTCTTTAGCTGTGGCAATGTTTGGGAAGTAATCTTTCTGCGGACGCCCGCGACCTTTATTTTTCCCCGAAACGGGGGAATATTGGTCATTCATTAACCATGCAACGGCCATATCATCATCGGTGAAATAATCGACACCGCGAACAAATCCATATTCCTCGACCCGTTCTGCGAACCATGTTGAGAAATCACGTCCAATATCAAGCGCAGCATGTAACGCTTTCGCGCTCACCACGTTGTTATCCCGTCCCCCGATCTGTCCGACAATTACAGGAACGAGGTTTGCAAAATCTTTATCACCAATATCATTTGGGCTGGTTTCTGGTTGAGTTTGGCCGCTGCCAGTTAAGGCAGTAATTTTTTTCTGATTCATTTCTATCGCTCCAAAAAGTAGATATTCAGAGCCGCCGCGACAGCGTTAGGTATGCTGCAATAATTCGAGCGCAAGTCCCCGCAAATTAATTTATTTTCGTTGATCAGACGAAGTTGCGGGTAATTGCGTTGGGTTTCTGTTAGGCCGATTTGCGGCTGTATGGGTTGTTCACGTTTGCAACTGCCGGAGGGTTGCGGACCCACCAGAGGACATCAGAAAGAAGCCAGGCGCAGCTGTTACGCCCAAAATGACAACGGGGAGGGAAGCGCCCTTCCTGCTCCATTTTCCAGCGACTGGAACGGGAGAGGCTGGTGATTTCGCTACATTCATCTTCACGAATACGGCGATCGAACTTGAAACCGTACTCTTCAAGAAGGGTGCGACGCTGTTCAGGATTTGGCTGGGTAAAGGTGATATTTTGCATGCTGCCTCCACTGTTTCAATGTTATGCGAAGAGATTAGTGGATAAATGACCAGCATTTCCATTGATTCTGGAATCCTTTAAAAGAACATGCAATTCCATTGAAACATACAAATTCCACCAAGATAACACTTCCCTGTTTAAAGCAATTTCCACAATGATTTCAACGGTTAGATAGAGAGAAAAAAGTATGAATTTCAATAACTCAACGAAGATCACCGTTCTTCAACGATTTGATTCACCTTGGATTGTTCATAACAAAGATGAACCATGATGAACCATAATGAATAACCATGAACAAAGATGGAAAAAGTTAGCAAGTAATGATCTTGTAGGGACCGTGGATGGAGCGAGGTATTGTTAGGTGCTGTTAGGTGCTGTTAGGTGTCATTACGTGTCATTACGTGTCGCTGAATGCTTTTGAATGTAACTGTAACAAACATCAAATCTAACAATTGAACCGCCTTGGCGATCATTGAATCGCCAAAAGCTTCAGCAAATATAATTAATTAGTAATTTTACATGAAATATAAATAATACCTACTGACATTGGAAAATAATATTCATTCCGTATAATAAATCGAATTTAATGCCTTGCGAATTTTCTCATATATTGCTGATTTAGATAATCCAGTTTTAGATATACCTTCCTCATCAGCTAATTTATATAGTTCATTTAAAATGGCTGAGATGCTGGGTTTTTTGGAGGTGCCAAATGAATGGCCTATCTTATGTGCTATAAGCTTGACCAGCATCCCCATCAATTTATCATTATATTCCTTTTCATCTTCCTTACGATGCAAGCCGCGTTTGCTGCTTTTCAATGCAATTCCGACCTGTAAAAGCTCATCCCCTCCCATAGCATAAAGATGCTCTTTCCCTTTGTTTTGATTAGCAATTATAGCCACTGCCTCAAGGCATCTGTCCTTTATGGGTTGTGGTGTAATATCTTCATCAATAAGAGGATATGCTAGAGCAAACATATAGTCTGCGGGATAGGCTGTTGAGTTTCCCCCTCGAAATAATTTAGATGCTGATAACCATCGACTCAGCTGTCGATAGTATATATTATAAGCTTCAACTTTCGCCTCAGGGATATCAGCAGTTTTAACTGTCGGATCTACCCCACACATTAGTAGTGCAAGTTGTTTAATATTTAGCTCCGGGGCTTTGGCTTCACGCTCGAAAATACCCAACTTAAGAAAACTAGTCATCATTCAGCCCTATTCAACAAAACAATATTAGTGAACCCGCCAGATAAAATATCAAGTCTGTCGTACCATTTATTCAACGCATCCAATTTCTCAGGCAAGTACAGACTGCGGTTATAAATCGCCATAACTCCCGGCATTGAATGGCCCAGCAACTGTTCAACAACGTGCGGAGCGATACCCATATTATTCATATGCGTTGCTAATGTTCGTCTTAGATCGTGCAGTGTCCATGGTTCAGAATGTCCCAGCTTTTTATAAACGCTACGGCCCCACTGGCTTACCGCTTCACTGCCTTTAACCGACCCAAGCAAAAGGCCGGATAGTTTCGTTTCGTCATGCAGTATTTCAATGAATTTGCGCATGGCATCCGGCACAGGTCTTACAATCTTCTCGCCGCCCTTGCTGTGCTCTTTGGGAACTGTCCAGACCCAGGCATCCATATCCCATTCACTCCACTCTGATAGTCTGGCCTCCTGCGTTCGGCACCCAAACACCATTAAGATTGTCAGTAGCCTGGTGTAGTAAGGCATGAAGCAAGTGCCAGAGGTAATGGCAGTCCATAAATCGCCAGCCTCTTTATCGTTTAATACCCGGTCTTTTTTTGCCTGTTTTTTACCGACATCTGGAATTGTTAAATCTTCAAGCGCGGTACTCACAGCATAGCGACGAACCCGGCAGAATTTCAGGGCTTGCTTGCACATCTGGAACACATAACCTGCGGCGACTGGCGTTTTCTTTTTCATCCTGTCAAAGCAGTCAAGCCAGTAACGAGTTTCGCAGTCAGCGAGCGCCATTTTCCCAATATAAGGATAAATATGTTTACGCAGTTCCGCTTTGTGCCGTTCAACATTCGCGCGGTTCTCTTCTGCATATTCGCTTATCCAATATTCGATAGCTTCCTTAACAGTGACCGGTTTAAGCGTTTCCTGAGTAGTCAGCGCCAACTGATGCTTTGGATCTTTACCTGAGGCGAGCCAATGGCGGCATTTATCACGCGAAGAACGGGCCTCTTTGAGGCTCATATCCGGATAGCGTCCTAGGGTCAGACGATGCAGCTTCTGCCCGTCGAGTCGGTAAGTAAACACCCAGCTAATACCACCAGCTTTCGTTACCTTGGCGCTCAGCCCGGCCCCATCAGCATAAAACTCAATCTTACTGGCCGGGATGCCATGTAATCCCTTTAACTTCCTGTCGCTCAGTTTGTTAAGTTCGCCAGCCATACACCACCCAGCCCAAAGTGTTTATACAAATGTTTATACAGAATTGCTTGCATAATAGCATAAACAAAGAAAAACACTGGAACAATATACAGGCACATATTTAAATAACTTATTGATTATTATATAAATACTCAAATCACTTAAAAGCATGAAAACAGTTAATATGACAGTACGGCATGAACTGATACTAATCAGTTAAATGTTTGTTTTAAAAGGCGCTACTCGGCATGGGGAAGCGCCTTTTTTATTAACTTCACACGGGAGGCTTTGGCGATGAACGCAAGATGTGAACCTGTCTATTTTGGCGATGAATCTAAAAAGATAATCCTGGGTGATGCACTGACCGAACTGAAAAAGCTGTCTTCTGAAAGCGTCGATCTCATTTTTGCCGATCCACCTTATAACATCGGTAAAGATTTTGACGGGATGGTGGAGTCCTGGGATGAAGAGGCTTTTCTGGCGTGGCTGTTTGAGTGCATTGACGAGTGCCATCGCATTCTCAAACCGCACGGCACCATGTACATCATGAACAGTACGGAGAACATGCCGTATATTGACCTCAAATGCCGCCAGCTCTTTACTATCAAGAGCCGTATCGTGTGGTCATACGATAGCTCAGGGGTACAGGCCAAAAATTACTTTGGTTCGATGTATGAACCGATCCTGATGATGGTAAAAGATCAGAAAAACTACACATTTAATCGTGACGATATTCTGGTTGAAGCCAAAACCGGGGCTCAACGCGCGCTAATAGACTACAGAAAAAATCCACCGCAGCCATACAATCAGAAAAAAGTGCCGGGAAATGTCTGGGAGTTCCCACGCGTTCGCTATCTGATGGACGAATACGAAAACCACCCCACCCAGAAACCCAAAGCCCTCCTGGAGCGTATAATTCTGGCATCCTCGAACCCAGATGACAGGGTACTGGATCCGTTTGCCGGCAGCTTCACCACCGGTGCCACCGCCGTGGAATTGGGTCGCAAGTTTGTCGGGATTGAGATCAATGTTGAATACGTAAAAATGGGGCTCAGAAGACTGAGTATCGGTTCTCATTTTTCAGAAATTGAGCTTGCCAAGGTGAAAAAACGTAAGACAAAAAACCTGTCTAAAAAGAGTCGATTGACGGCAAAGAGCGGCGATCTTTCAACAAAGTAA